AGCTATCGAGAATGCTCAGGGCGCAACCTACTTAAAGGATTCTTTGGAGCAGGCGGCGATCCGGACAGGCGATCCATATCTAATTGATCTTATCCGGAACATCGACTGGTTTACCCCCGATCAGCAGAAGGAAGCCAAGTACCACCGAATGGGCAGTTTACACCCTTGGATTTCCGAGGGGAGGTTCAAGTTTGCTAACTACTGCATGGAATGCAATCCTCCTCCTCTTAACAAAATAGACATCGTGTACGGCGAGTTCGAGAAGTGCATGTTCGACCATCATCACGATGACATTCCGGATAACCTCGGATACCAAACAGGTAAATTTGCCCCGCGCGCAACCGTCGCGTTAATCGAGAACGACCGAAACATGTTCTCCAACATAGATAGGATGGGCTGGTCAGAAGTATTTGACGAGAACTACCAGCCAAACATCGGGGCCGCCTACACGTTAGACGATAACGGGATGATGGTTCCTTTGTACCCAACACCGGAAAGCACCGAGTTGTTTGTACCAGAACCAGACGCACCGAGCCACATGCCTAGCGGTATGCAAAATATCCTCGGTGCTGGCATGAACGGATAATGAAAATTCAAGTTAAGATTTTAGGCGACAACGACGAGGTTTTAGCGGAGCACGAAGCTGATGCCTGCCAGCCTAGTATATGGCGAGTTCCCGCCGGGCAGAAAGTACAAGGCAAGATGCCGCCGATTTCCGACCAAGTGAATACGGGAATCTATGAGCTTTTTGGAATCACTTTTCAGCCCCACACAAGGGTGAGCAGACCTAACGGGTGGACGGAACCAACGCCTCAACCGGGTAGTCCAGTTAATGGACAGGCGTCTCGTCCTTTCGGCTTCCCCAACAAGTTCCCATCTTTGGGCATGTCTGCCCCGCAGAAACAATCACAAAACCCAACCACGGGCTTCTCGCCCGGATTAAAAGGATACTAATATGGCAATCGGCGATCTGACAAAACTTGGCGGCAATCTCGAATCTCCCCGGCAGTGCAAACCTTCTGATTTTCCCGCAGTTGGACCTTCCGGTCCCGAAGGCTCGTCCAGCGGCGCAGGGCAGCTCGTGAAGATGTCCGAAGAGCAGGAAAGCCCCCGCAGCACTCAGGACGGCGGCGATCAGACTCCTTCAAACTGGAGCAAGGATACCTGGAAGGTCAGCAAGAGCACGGGCGGCCAAGGCACCTCGGTTTCGTTCAAAGGAAACGTGGATTTGAAAGACGGCAAGCATTGTTGCTAGTCCATTAACTGGACGCCTCCCTCCGAAGAACTTCTAACGTAAACATCCCAGAGGAACTATGCCCCTACTCGCTCCGCCAGAAACTAATGCCTATCAAGATATCTTGCCCGAGGAAGCTAAGTCTTTCTTAGCCAACGAAGTGTGGGGGGACGATCCAGCTCTCCGCCTCGTAGTTCAAGATGCCCAAAAAGCTGAGGACGGGGAGAATCGGCGTAGCTGGCTGATGGGCTGGAACTCGGCCCGCGACTTGTACAATAGTCTTTACGTTGCAAATTTTTGGCCCGGCACACAAATGGAGTCGGCCTCGGTCAACTTCTTCACAGTGGCCACGGCGGTCAACGGGATCAACCCTCAGATTCTCGCGGGATTGTTCTACGAGAACCCTCCGTTTATTGCTCAAGAAAGGCCGGGCACAACTGCCCAAGCATCGAGAGCCGTCGCTGCTCTTCTCGGATATCAGTTGGAGGATATCAACTTCCGGGAAGAGTTAAGACTCGGCTGCATGAACTTCTTACTCTTCGGTACGGCTCTTTTCGCGGAAGGCTGGGAAAAATATACCAAGCAACGCAAGATTGTAAAGCGCAAGAACCCGGTCACCACAATCAAGAGCCCGATTCCCGGAGTACCTCCTACCACTATCGCGGATGATGAACTCGAAGTAGAAATCATAGAAGAGGTCGTAGACCGGCCCACCTTCGAGCACATCGTAAACCTTCGTGAAATTCTAGTTGACCCGGGACTCGACGTGCCTGACATCCGGAAGGCGAAGTACGTTATTCGCCGCCGGTACATGACATGGGAAGACCTCGATAAACTTCGTGATCGAGAAGGTTATGACATTCCGTCGCGCGAGAAGCTACTCGAACTCTTCCTGCCTCCCGTAGAATCCGTGGAATCAAACCCGCAGCAAGAAGGCGGACGGAATCCTTTGTGGGACGGGCGTGCGGATTCCCCATGGGAAAAGACCACCATTGACCCCTTCCAGCAACCTCTGGAAGTTCTAGAGCGGTGGGACAACAACACCTACATCGTCGTTTTGCAAAAGAAACTGGTCATCTACAACGACAAGAATATCTACGGTAAAATCCCTTTCCTGAGCATCGGATGGTGGGACAGCCCGGGACAGTTCTGGAGCCTCGGGCTTGGCCGCACAATCGGAACCGAGCAGCGAGTTCAGACAGGTATTACAAACCTTGTGATGAACATCGCCAACCTCAAGTTGAACGTCCCGATGGTTCGCGTCAAAGGCAAGTCGGTACCCACCCAAAGCATCCGCATCAGCCCCAACCGAATGATCGAAGTGGACGCCAAGGGCGATATCGAACCCATGAAGTTCGGCGACCCGGTTGTCGAAGCCGCGCAGTTGTTCCAGATGTCTCAAAGTCGTGTTGGTGAAGTCTCGGGAAACAACCCCATCACTTCTCAAGGCAACGCGGGAGCCGCCGGGCACTCGAACATGGCACGGAGTTCCGCAGGCGCGCAAGGATTGTTACAAGGCGCGTCGAACGTCATATCAGAGGCTGTGGATAAACTGGCGAATCAGGTCATCGTTCCGTTCTTGTATGATATGCAGGAGATGAATGCGATGTTCCTCGCCCCGTCCCAACTTCAGTATATCTTATCGGAGGAGTTGGAGCACGAGTATGTGCAGCAAGGCGGGGATATGATCGACATCCTCAACGCAAGGGTGAAATTCTCAATTCTCGCTGGTAGCAAAATGTCAACTCGGAGAAACATGGCGCAGTCGCTCCCAATGCTCAGCCAGTTCCTTGCAAATCCCGCGATCACCGAGCAACTCGCGTTGGAAGGAAAGAAAGTAGATGTCAAGGAACTTGTAAATGTTTGGTTTGAGATGTCGGAATTAAAGAATATGAACGACATAATTGTACCGATGACCGCTGAAGACAAACAACGGCAGCAGCAGATGAGTCAGGGCGGGGCCGTACAACAGAAAGCGCAGGCGCAAGCTCAACTCGAACAGCAGAAGTTTCAGCAAAAGCAAATCTTGCTCGACTCTGAGAACACAGCTCGCGCCGCTCGCGACGTGTTGCGGGAAGGGTTCCGTCACGCGGTCGAACCCGAGGAGCTAACGGGCACACCTTCCGCCACTACTGGCTTCGGGAGTCTCCCCTAAAAATAGTTCTTGACAAGTTAGAAAAGGTGTGGTAGGATTGTTTTGAGCATGATGAGGGTTCTTCTGGGGGCCTTGGAAACGAGGCCCCCGCCCTACTCGGCTTCCCTCCTATTTTATTCAATCCATTTAATGGACAACCCCGTCAGCGAGGATTTCGCAGAGAGGTAAGAATGCACAAGTACATAGTTTTTTTAATGGGTAAGCTAAAGAAGTGGCTAGAGAACTACTTAGCCAATGACAACGAGAAAAAATCTCGAAAACTCCTAAGACTGTTGGACAAGAAGCGGCGCGAGATTTTAGCCGAGGAGCAAAGAGAATGCTCCCACCTAGCGGGGTGTCACGGAGAAATCATAGACTACTACGGAAGAACCTCAATTGTGTGGCACGGTTTGAACACGGGAGAAATCATAGGCATTTGCACGAACTGTGGCAGGCGCTTCTTCCCCTCTGACCCCGACTACGCTGTCTGGCGCAAACGTACGAGTTTTCATAGAATATCGTCAGCGGGGATAACCTACAGCGCGTGGGGTAAAAAATCAGAACCATATCTCGCGCGCGATACTGATCTTCCTTCCCGCATTGACATGCCGCCAATGCAGTTCAAGTATAAGGAAACGGAAAAGGCCCCCGATCCTTGGCTCCTGAATCCGGACGGGTCCCCCGATCCATTCTTCGCAAATGTTGATTTTAAGGTAGCAAAGTGGGAAGCGGAAATCGTCAAAGAATCGCCCGAGGAGGAGACCGATGGCAGTTCAACCAAGTAATTTCCACGTAGGCGACACCCAAGCAATCCCGGGCTCGCAGTACGATGACCTTCCCGAAGCAGAACTGATAGAGGCTATTCGAGCTGCCCACAAATTGAAAACGGGACGGGCGGGAAACCTCCATTACACTCCGCCGCCGCCTTCCAAGAGAGTAGTAGACCTTACCAGTATTCTTGGGGGGCTGTAATGGAAGTCTACCAAGACGAGATGGACAGGCAACTCGATCTATATGAACGGGGCCGAGTCCTTCGAACTATGCCGTCCGAAGCGTGGCAGATTATCAAGGACACGATTCACAGCTACACCGAGGACTTGGATCAGCAGGTTCGGCACATCGCACCTGGTGATTCGAGCGTGGTGCCTTCCCAGGCCGCGCTATACGCCATGAACTCGTTTGAAGAGTTCTTCTTGCAAGACACGCAAGCCGCGATAGAGTTTGCAGTTCACCCATCGCCAGAACTTAGCGAGTACCTAGTCGGCGTCCGGGAATCACTGGACGTGCTGAAAGCGCAGGGGGTCTGATATGGCAGAAGATTTTACGATGGAGCTGAAAGGTGAATTTCCTCGAATTTTCGTAATCCATTCCCCACGGGGCCGTGTATCCGATCCCGCCTGCACGGTTCCTTGTGAAGAAATTCTCGAAGATCAGTCGGTAGTGGAGTACGAAGATTTTGATGTTCTTAAAAAGCTGTTGGAATCTTGGGACGCTCTATACAGCGAATCCCACGCCCAACGTCCGCAGGGGGTCTGATATGACAGGAAGCTATACACAAACACGAGACAGCGGGTTCTTCGCTGTTAATCCTCAAGGCGAAGCTACTTATCAAGACCCTTACGGAACCGCACAGACGTGGCAGGGTACGCCGGGTGTGAACTACTTCCCCGGCGACCAAGACTCCGCGAAGACATACCAAGGGGAGAATACCAACCAATACCAAAGCGGAATGATTGGCAGAGGTTCTCAGGAACAACACGTCTGCCCCGCCTGCGGGTATTGTCCCTGCTGCGGGAGGCGGGTCACTTGGCCGCCAACGTACCCAATGACTCCTGTTTACCCTCCCCCTTCGTACCCATGGTACCCCGCGTATTCGAATCCGTGGATGTAGGAGATTCTCCTTACCAACCTATTGTTACGGGTTCGGTAACCGATCTAACTTAATTGTGTCCAGTTAATGGACAAAACCAATCCGTGACGAAGGATTTTCGTTAGGAGTTGAGATGCAAAGATTCTTTTACATTCCGCTAGCCAAACCCAGCTCGTGGGTTCCTCCCTATGTCGAGGAAACCTCCGAGGAGTCCGAAGTCCCCCTAGAATTTATTTTAGCCAAAAATTGGGGTGGCAACGACTTACATTATTATCGGTGTAATGGCTGCTACTCGGCAGGAGGAGAAGTAGACGATATCTTCTGCACCTCCTCCCGGCCAGAAGCTAAGTGGCCACACGGCGACGGCGTGCCGGTAGCCCTTGCCCACGAAATGTACGCCCACGCCCGCCAGCACGAAATTATGTGGAGATGGGCCGTAAACAGAATTCCCCAACCCAAGTACGACACCTAACCCAACCCCGTAGCGAAGGATTTTCGCTAGGAGAATGATTGAATGGCAAAAACCGCACAAGACCCCTGGTTACTAAACCCCGATGGCTCACCCGATCCTTTTGCAAACAACGTAGACTGGGGCGCGAACTACGCAGACCTCAAAGACCCCGATGTCGTTGAGCCCGATAATCAAGAGCAGTTCATTGACCCGGCGCTCGACGCTCACGAGCAACTAGACCCAGAGGTTATTCGTACTCCTCCGGCGGAAGCTGAACCTATTGTAGAACCGCCTCCCCCGCCCGAAGTAGACCAGCCGGAAACGATGACGCTGGATGATGGCACCGAGTTGACCATTGAAAAGGAAAAGGGCCAGTGGAAGGGGACCGTGTCCAGCTCCACGGGCGGCAACCCTCAAGTTTATTGGGGAAAGAACCTGAAAGAGCTGATCTTCAACACGCTCAAAGCTCAGGCGAACGCTACCAAAAAGATTCGCGAGCAGAACGCCAAATTGAAGTTCAGAGATACCCCGAAGCCTGCTCAACCGCAGTCGGCTACGCCGAAGATTTCACAAGCACGAAAACTCACGGCGGACGAAACTTTTGAATACAAAACTTTGCTGGAGTCTGATCCGGATGCGGCCCAAGATTTCTTGTTGATGAAGACCCGGGGCGTGACAATGGACCAACTCTTATCCCTGTCCCAGGAGGGCGCTCGAAAAGGCGAATACGCCAGCAATCAACTAACCGCCGAGAGCGTGAACAAATCCTTCTTGGCAAACAACCCCGACTACTACCCCGACGATAACTGGCACAATTACACCATGATCGTCAAGTGGTTGGCAAAATACAAACTCGGCCAGAGTGTAGACAGCGTGAATGACTCAGTGCTAACCAAGCTGATCACTGCGGGTGCTTACACTGCCGAAAATCTTGAGGAAGCATTCCGTGACCTGATTGATGATGATTTGTTAGTCAAGGCCCCCGTGAAGAAACTTCCCAAAACACCCCCGCCGGTGGAGGTTCTTACAGAACCGGCACCTGCGCCGCGCCCCGATCCACGGATTGTGAGTCAGGTGACGCGCCCGAGGGCGAGCTTAGGAATCGGAAGAAACGACATAACACCTATCGTGTCTCCAGAAACTCCGAAAGCACCCTCAGTCGAGGACTTGGACAATATGACGGATGAACAGCACAATGCTTTATGGGCTGCCATCCAACGTCATCGTGCCCAGAGTCGGCGCTCAAACTAAACAACAAAGGAGTAACTCTACATGAGTTATTCACCAGCCAGTATCATCACAACCGGGGCGCTTCCGAACTTGGTAGCAATTCACTAAAATCTTGGTGAATTAAAATCTGACTATATCGAAGAAGACCCCGACCGGGCAACTTCGAGGAAACCTAGCAATAGGCTCCGTAACGACCGAGACGCCAGACAGTCCAGTTAATGGATTGAAGACACGGCCTGAACTGCATGGGAACATGCAGAGCGATCCAGCAGAGATGCTGGCATCCTAAACACATTGATGAACGAGAAGCAGTCCCCAACCTGAAAGCCCAGACCCCGTTCTTGAGCATGACAAAGCAGCGTCCGCTGCCTCTGCGTCAGGGCAATCAAATTCAGTATTCATGGTGCTGAATTAAAATCTAGCTAAATCGGTGAAACTCTGTTGACAGGATACTACTAGGTGTGGTAGAATTCTAAATAGACAATACCGAGCAAAGACCCTATGAGAGAACGAACGAAAGCATACGTTGCAGGTTTGATGGACGCTGAAGGATGTTTTTCAATCTATAAGCCGACACCTAAAAATGGAAAAGCAACTCCATACCAGCCCCGAATTGTGATGAGTAGCGTCGAACTTCCCCTAGTCAAATGGCTGGTGGAAACTTTCGGAGGATTCTACACTGCCCACCGTCCCGCAAAAGGACAGGTTTGGTACCAGTGGAATATCAATGGAAGAAGCGCGGCTCCTACGTTCCTCACGAATATCCTTCCGTATCTGCGAATCAAAAAGGAAGAAGCTCTTGTTTTACAAGAGTTTTACAACCTTGGAGACAAGCAAAATCCATCGAAACGAAAAGAATTGATGGACAAAATACGTGGGATGAAGAATAGGGAATGCGTAACGACTGACACGCTAGACGGATCGGTTGAAAATAAACTAACGCACGCATACGTAGCAGGAGTAATGGACGGCGAGGGTTGCATATCAGCAGCTTTCACACCGGACAATAAACCCATGCTGCGGATCAGAATGGGGAATAACTACCGCCCTCTTGTCCAAATGTTTCTTGATCTCTACGGAGGTTGGTTTCATACACAAGAGGCCCACGATAATACCAAGGAGTTTTATACTTGGGAATTGACGGGAAAAGAAAAGCGGGAGAGTTTTCTTCTTCAAGTTTTACCTTATTTGATAACTAAGAGACCCCAGGCTAAATTAGCACTAGAGCTTGTCCGTCTTCCTTCTTCGCCGAATAGGGAACTTCGAAAGAAGTTATGTGATGCGATCCGTTATCTCAACGCTCCGAAGATACAGTCTGTTCTCATCGGCGACGATGAGAGCGCCCCAGCAGAGATG